GCTTCGAAATAGGGTCATTCGTCAGCACCGAGGATCCTCCCAGTGCGGGAACTCAATGCGGATCGCCTGGACTATGGCAATCTTCATTTCGGCGCTGGCTGTGGTCTTCTCGGGCGTACCTTCGTAGACCGCCCTGATCGCGCTAGGCGGGACGGTGTGGCCAGCGGATTGCAAACGCTTGTCGATCAGATTCAAGGCTCCGGGTATGAGAGTCACAGGTTCTCCACCCCGTATCGCATGAGTGACCACGCGTCGTAGAGATCACGCTGGTCCTCGAACTCGTCGTCGTAGTCGGTCATGTTCATTAGCCACTCAGGACTTTCGCGCACGACCGACCTAATGAGTTCTTTCTTGGCAGATCCGTTCCCGATCACTGCCCTCTTCCAGCTAGCGACATCAACCCAAAACCAGGTGAGATCAGTTTCGTCGCAAGCGGCGACGAACCCGCCATAGATCACGCCAGCCGAGATCCCGAGCATGCGGGTCGTCTTGCCGTTGCGAGGCAGAGCTAGTGGCTCCTCGCAGAAGATGTACGTTCCGTCGGGCAATTGGCGGAAGAAATTGCGTGCTGCAGCGAACATCGCAGGGTAACGCTCTTCCGCTGCCCCTCTAGCTTTTGACCACCCCACGTGTGTGCCAGGACTATCGGCAACCTCACCGGGGGCACAAGTCCCGTAGAGGTACCCGAGCAAAGGGACGTTCGACACCCAGTGATGACCGAAACTGTTGGTGTCGAGTCCGATGATTGGCCTAGTCGTCATCACCAGGATCGACCAGTCCTTGCCCGGGCATGAGGAACGACAGGGGGTTGGCCATCTGCTCACGCTGCTCGTTGATCGCCTTCAAGAGCGCCTCGATCGCCTGGTCGAAGCTCTCAGCGAGGATGCAGTCCCAGGCCGAGTAGTGGATGTCTAGATCTCCGACCACGGCGACCGGCTTGCCGCCGAGTCGGGCGAACTCGATCTCGCGGATGGTGCCGAAGCCACGCCCAGGACCGCTGAGGTTGGCTAGGACTCCGTCGCACTGCCGGATTACGGTCTTGTTGATCCAGTCGATCGCCTGCGCGTTCACTGGGCGCACGTTCATGTAGGCGTGAGCCGGTGAGAAGAGCAGGACGCCGGTAGGCACCTGATCCTCCACTTGCTCGCGCCAGCCTCGAGCGTCACCCGGGTTGATGCCGTCGATGGGACCGGCGAGATAGATGATGATTCTGCCAGATGCGTCCATTAGGACCTCCTATCGAATATGGACGTCAGCTTCGACGTCGAAGTTGATCATTATGACCCAGTTGCCGCCGACAGGGCTGGAATTTGTCGACGCGTCTTCTACAGTGGCGTGAACGCCAAGAACCGGGCGCTGCCCTGTCTTACCGAAGAACAGTTTCCCCTCGTTGATGTACTTGGCCAGCCGCTCTGCAGCAGCTTTCTGCAAGACAGGATCTTCGGCCACTGCACCGTCCCATGGCGGACGCCACTCGATGTCGAAACTCGTATCAAGTCTGGCCATCAGCGCACCGGCCCTGACTTGCTGACGAGCCGCAGTCTGTCAGCACGTTCGGTCGTCTCTTCGCCATCGTCCCATTGGACGCTGACCGACCAAGGCGGGGAGAGGCCGACGATGGTGCCGTACCTCACGTCGTCCTCAGATGACACACGCATGCGCGGCCTTAGGCTGTCTCCGCCTGCGTCTCTGATGGCGGTCACTTGCCCACCCCCTGCAGCTTCAAGTGAGTTGTTACTTCGTTGAGCCTGGCCTCCTTGATAAGGATGGTGCGGGTGACGTCCGCTCGTTGGCCTGGCCCCATAGCATCGATGTCGCAGTCGGGATCGGCCAGCATGTTGCTGATCCTGCGCAGATCACGCAACGTGTGAAGGAACAGATGCTCGAGGTCGGGCTTGCTCATCTTGTGGATCGGTGTCTCTCCTTCGACTCCCATTATGGCCCCACTTTCGCGACGAGTTTCATAGCCATGTTCCTGAGGATCTTCTCAGCGGGTGAACCGGTGACCTCTTCCGCGCTCGCAGTGCCGGTGATCTCCCATCGGCCTGATTCACCAATCCCCGGGACCCACAGCATTACCCTCCCTGCTCTCTTCTCGACGACGACACCCGTGATTGACACGACGTCGCCTTCGTCGTATTCGCTAACTGTCAGCATTACGGCCACCTTCCTACGGCCTGGATTCTCCGGGCCATCATTGTGTACACGCTGATATCTAACCACGTGTCTGGTTTCCCTCCGCGCCGTTGCTGGTAGTCGCTCACCAGCCTGCCGACCTTGCCGAGGATATAGAACCAGCAGGCCATTTCGAGTGCGACCGGCGAGAACCCACCCCATCCTAGGAGGGTGGCTATCGAGTCTCCCATGATTCGGAGGTCGGCGGCACCCTCCGTGCCCATGGCACCGCCATACTCGAGAACCTTGGGCACCGTAGCCCTGCAGTCTTTGATCGCCACCGAGAGCCACCAGATCATGAGGTCGCGCTCAGCGGGATCAGATGGCAGAGGTACTTCGAGAAACGGCCTGTCGCCTGTCTCGTCGTGGATGAGCCAGAGCAGATCTTCCCCCTGGCTCATGCTCCACTACTCCCGAACCCCGACTCGCCACGGTGCGACGGCGGCAGATCCTTGACTTCGGTCCATTCGATGACCGGTACGGGCTGAACGATCAACTGCGCGATCGACTCGCCAGCCCGGATAGGAACATCGATCATGGGAGTCCGACTCATGAGGTATGCCCCGGTGAAGAGTTCGCCCCGGAATCCGGAATCGATGATCCCCTCGACGACGCCGAGTCCGCGCTTTCGCCAAGTAGAAGATCGCGCAACGATGCGTCCGTAATAACCCTCTGGAATAGCGACCGCGATGCCGGTCCGCACGTCCACGATACCGTTAACGTGGATGATGGTCGTTTCGAGGGCGAACAAGTCCCAGCCCGCGTCGTATTCATACGCGGTGCGAGGGACCGTTGCTCGTTCGTCCAGTTTGACGTACTTGATTTCCACTCTTCACCTGCCTCCCGTGGGGTAGTCGTGTGCGTGCGTTGCCATGAAACTTGGCCAGATTCTTGGTCTTGTTGCGGGCACGGCGGGCCTTGGAGAACGCCGGATAGCCCCTGTCTGGAACTGTGAACTGCGCAGGGCGGGCCGGGGGCTGCGGTACCAGGGTTTTCGGTAGCGGGCGGGGTGCGCTCTCATCCAGTCGTTTGCGCTGGCGTCGGCGCTCCCACGCGTCCCTGATCTTGCTCACAGCCGCACCACTTCGAACTTGGTAGCGGATGGGCCGGTGCCGACGAACTGGATCTTCGTGTCGAGTCGTTCCTCTGTCTCCATCAACCAGAGTGTTTCTTCCTCGGAGAGTTCGTGCCTCTCTCGTGCGCCCTGGCATCCGGGGAAGAGATAGTCGAGGAAGGTGATCGCCAGTGAGCATGGCTGATTGAACGCGATCGCCCGTTTGACGAGGTCCTCGTCCCACATACCAACACGCCGGATCTTGTCGGTCACGGTCGTGCGTTCTGGCTCGACGCCGATTGCTCCCCAGTCGATCTCTTTGAACATCGGTCCAGAGTGCCCGGCGACCCTGATCGGATAAGTGCGGGCCACGAGGATCGTCTCGGTGAGCGCACCAGGGGGGAGGCCGGTGTCGACGAGCATCTGAGCGACGTTCGTATCACAGCTGGTGACGTAGGGCCAAGGGCCATGGACGAGGGACAGGCCGCTTCCCTGTGTGCCCTCGATCAGAATGTCGCGCTCGTCACTGGCTGCACCCTGCAGGTAAGCGGCTGTGTCGTCGAAGTGATACCCGCGATTCTCCAACACCTGCTGATACTCGCTCAGGTGATTGATTTTCGACCAGGCTGCTTGGCCAGGGAACGTCGTGCGGGCCATGTGAGCCATGCGCGCTGGGCCGACTCCATGGCCAGTCGAGCCGATCAGCCGATGAGCTTCGCCATGGATATCACCTTCGAACTGATGGTGCCGGACCGGATCGACGACCAGCGCCTTGGGGTCGAGAAGCAGGCGACGTCTGAGTTCCATGCCGGTCTTCTGCCCAATAGCCAAGACCTCATCTTGCAGGAGGTCAACATCAACGAGTGCTCCTGCTCCGATGACGAGGAACGCATCGGGGTTGACCCAGCCGCAGGGGATCGACCGCATCTTCCAGTCGTGCCCTTCGTGGCGGATCGTATGGCCAGCGTTCGGGCCACCAACCCGGACGTGGATATCGAACTCGGGGGCAAGTTCGTAGGCGATAGTGCCTTTCCCTTCCGAACCGTATTGTGCACCGACTAGGGCGACGACGCTCATTCGGCCGCCGCCTGTGCGCTCTTGGCGATCTCGTTCGTTACATCGTCCCAGGCAGCCTTCATGACTGCAATCGTGGTGTTCCCGTTAGCGGCTCGGACGGTGCAGAAGATCGCGTTGCCCAGCGCCTGCACACATTTGTTCAGGCTGTCGAGGAACTCTTGGTCCTCTTGGCTTAGTTCAGGCATCGAGTATTACCTCCCCTAGTCCGTAGATGAATAGAACTGTGCTGACGAGCAGGAACCAGAGGTCGATGAGGGTCCAGACTCCCTGGATAGCGCCTTGTCGGTTGTTGCGGATGATCCTGTTCATGTGTCCTCCTGCCAGACCGAACAGGAGCAGGCCGAAAATCATCTTCTCCCCTGGACTCATGAGTCGGAGAGGATGGCCGACCACACGACCGAGTCGCCAACCCGAACATGCACTTCATCGGTCTCTTCGAGGTAGGCGACGACGATCAAGAGCTTGTCGTCGGGGTCACTCGCTGTGACGCAGTCGACAGTGACCTCGTTGGTGTCGTCGTCGTGGTCTCCGTCTTCCGCTGTATAGCGGATATTAAGGTTATACATTCTGTCTCCCGTGGTCGCTGGTTATTGAGCCTCTTGCAGATGTTCTTCGATCAGGCCGCGGACGATGGTGCTGCGGTTGACGTTGATGCGCTCGCCCTCAGTGTTCTTGTCGTCGCCTCTGGCCACTCGACGCAGAGCTTCCTGCTCGAGCCGGATGATGTGGTCGTTCCCCAGCCACACACGGACTGGTCGCAACCTTGCTGGCAGTTTGCTGTCATCCGGCTCGATCTCTGATGGTTGTGCCATCTAGTCTTATCCTCCTCTCTACTCCTGGTAGTCTAGCACACCACTTGGCCACGGCGCAAGACTGGTTTAGTTGCCGGTGAAGAGTGCACGAGATCAGGCCGTCATGTGGTTCCCAAGGTGCCCAGTGCTCGTTATGGCAAGGAGACCCACACTCTCACCGGCCTTGCCTAAGTCCATAAAATGGCGGATCTCGTCCCTCCTTCTCTCTCGCTATTGCAGAGACACGAAGTAGCTTGACCAACATTTCAGCTGGTCGGACCGCTGCAGCGAAGCCACCCGGATCGGGATCGTCTGGTCCTAGGCGCAACGCCCTATTGATTTCCTTCATCAGGTAGTCGACCGTTTCCATCGCTTGGAGGTACTGCCGGTTCGGTTCTGGGGGTCTAAGTCTTGACATCAGAGTTTTGTGATCTCCATGTTGTACCTCTGGCCTTGATAGGTAAACCCGATGTTCCAGTCGCCAGAATCGCCGCCATCCCCTTCCCAGGGTTCGCTGACGTCGCTTGCCCCGGCTATTCTCTTGGCCAAAAGATCTCTTAAACCAAGGGCAACGCCATGAGCATTGACAATCAGCTTCGATTCCAGGCCGTCATCCAGATCAAACAGTTGCAGCGAATCTCGCGTATCGGCGGTTTCAGTCATTTACTTCACTGTCTCGCAGTCTGCGGCATGCAAACCTCCACCCATTTCGCAGCTGGGGCAGACATTGGAGTTGGCCTTCGCCGTGGCTCTCTTCTCAGCCTTAGCTAAGAAGTGACTGAACCACTTTTCCAAAGCAGTGATGGTCAGATCGATCCCTGGCCAGTGGCGGTGGTACCACTCAGCAACAGCCGAAATTTGGTCAGCCGTCGCGCCCGCTCTATTCAAACTTCCAGTCATTTTGCCCCACAGCGCTTTCTCACTGTCAGTCTTTGGTCCATAGCCTAGAGCTTCTTCTGCAGCATCCCAAGCTATGTTTCTCTTTCGGTCTGTCGATGACTGCTCTTGCTCTTGAGGTTTGGCTACAGATTCAGTACTACCGGGGGGGAAAGGAGTCTGTCCAAGACTCCCTTCCCCCCCAAAGCCCCCCCTCCCCATAATCGAAACAACGTTGTCGAGAAAAGTTTCTGGCTGAAACTCTAGCTGTTCAGACGGCGACATCGCTACCCCTCTTCCACGGGCGCAAGCCCAGGCACGGTAAGGGCCGCGTAAACTGAGAAGTGTACGGCGTAATACTTCCAGCTGCGGCCTCCGACTACCTCTAGACCAACTCCTGCTCGCATAGCGGCGAAATCTCGAGGCCAAGCTTCCTTGTGCTTGTCGACGAGGCTAATCAGCAGGTTCTCTAGCACTCCTTCTTCCCCCTTCGGAACATGGAGTTGGATGATCTCGCGTCGTGCTCCTTGCTGGGCATCAGACTTGACCTTCGGGTAGGGGCGCTCGCATACGCCACATTCCTCGCCAGGTTCAGGTGATTCGATGGCCACACGAACAACCTCTCCGGGGGCAGCAGGCTCAATGGCCACGGCTACAACTTCATGCTTCATATGTTCCTCCCGCTGTACATGCCTTCGATTCCTTGTAAGGGACCCACATCGACCCAGTCCAGATTAAAACTAGCGGCTTGCCTGAGTTTTTGCCAACGCCAATGACCGCGTGGATGGCTCTCCCACACGATGCGGGCAAGGTGTCCGCCCACGATTCCTGTAACCTGACGGTGGTGAAGTGGGCAGAGTCGACATCGATTAGGGATGACAAAGCAGTCAATTACGACCCACTTCTTCGGACCAGCTGTGCGGGAACGAGGCTCGATGTGGTGAGATCCAGGTTCAGGAAGAGCCAGGCACCCTGGCACAGCGCAGACCTCTGCCAGTTCATAAGGGATCCCGACGTCATCGTCTTCGATGAGGGTGAGGCGGGTGCCGAGTTCTCTGCTGGGGGCAAGTGTCAATTCCTAAATCCTGGGGGGCTGACGTGTTGCGGTTGTGAGCGCCGACTTCGAAGGTGGCGCTCGTGCTCGATGCAGGCTTTGCAGGCTCGGTTGCCGTCCTGGTCTAGCCTGCGGGCGTCTTCGAGGGTCTTGATAGTGAAGCCGACGAGGTCGTTGTACTTATTGGCCACTTTAGCGGCTGGGCACGTAGCTCGCGTGTGAACGAGCTTTAGTGCCGGGTCAATATGAACGTAGAACGACCTCGTCAGCGACATTCAGCTATTCCTCGCCGTCAGTCGGCTCGGTGGATGGATCCCCCGGCTTATCGGGTGGTGGCTCCTCGATAGGAGGTCGCTTCGGTGGATCGTCGTCGGGTGGAGGGGAAGTCGGACTCTCTGACATGCTGTTCCTTTCTGTTGAGTGAGACAGGGATGGGGGTGTCCGTCGATGACGGCCGACTTAGGACAACGGTGACCAAGCCAACCGACTCCTGCAGCTGGCGTCACCCCCTGCTGCAAACATGTGGCGGAGCGCCCATCCACTTCTCCGCCCTCGCCTAAGCGTTGTCTTCTCCTGTTATGCACAGGCTGCTCCTTAGGCACCAAGTACGGTCTAGAACGGGATATCGTCGTCGGTTGCCGACGTTCCCGCACCCGCCTCTACTGCAGCGGGTTCAAAGTCGTTGGGGTCTCCCTTTCCGAGAACCCGGTTGATGTACACGTTGGTGAAGTCCCGTTCGTTTCCGGGCTTCGTCTTGACGACGATCTCGCAGATGAGATCGTTGAACAGCCCCTCTTCGCAGGCTGCGTTCAAGCCGGATAGCTTGCCTTCGAACCCCATGATCTTGGCGTCCTTGGCGGCGACCGACCGGCCTACCTCGTGATCGAGGTTCGTCCACTTACGGACGGCTCCCTCTTGGTTCTGGAACTTGATGTACCACGTGTACGTACCGTCATCGTCTTTCTCGATGCGGCACTCGTTGACGGCGGCTTGGTACTTGCCGTCTGGCAGCTGACCGGGAGTCGGACGTTCCTTGTCCTCTTCCCACTGCTCGTCGTACTGTGCCATTTCGTCTTCAAACGACACTTACTGCTCCTTCCTTAGAGGGGTGGCTATTCGATCCACCGTTATTTTCCGTCCCACGCCTTCTTGATGACGTCCCAGCCGTTCTCGCCCAGGGGCCACCTGATCTCGGCTGGCAGGCGTGGCTTCTGGCCCCGCTCCTTCGCGTCGTGGTAGCGCGTCGGCTTCGTCTTGATGACGCGTAACTCCTCATCATCCTCAGCGAAGTCAACGAAGAGAACGAGGTCGCTCATATCGATGATCGCCTCGCGGATTCCCTTCACGCCGCGAATGGAGGTCTTGGTCCACTCGGCATTCCGAGTCTTGATGTCGTACTCCTGCGCGTGGGCGACGAGGACGACGCCGGTGTGGGGCATCGCCGCAAGCTTGGCCAGATGCAGTTGCCACTCATCACGTAGAGTGGACCAACCCTTGCCCCACTCGAGGTCGGACTCGTGAACGATGCCCAACTTCTTGCGGATCGCCTCTGCGCAGTATTTCCCGGCGATGTCGGCGGTGTCGATCACAACGCCGTCGTACTTGCCAGGGTTCTCGCTGATCGACAAGCAGTAGCCCCTGAACTCTTCCCAGG